CATCTTCGGGATGGACAAGGACCGCAGCATCCTGCGCGTCCCTCTGCTCGTCAGACATCGTGGCAGACTGGAACACCGCGTAGCCGATGGCAGCCGCCAGCAGCGACAGACCGCCTGTCGCCACCGCCATAGCGATAGACATCCCGCCCAGCGCTGCCGTCACACCACCGATGATGGTGACGAGGTTCCCAAGGACGACGATGAGGGGACCGGCGACCGCCGCGATAGCCGCAAACTTCACCGCAATGTCCTGCTGCTCCGGCGACAGATCCTTGAACCGCTGAACAAGGTCACGGATGCCCTCGACCATGTCCATCACGATGGGCAGCAAGTCCTGCCCGATCTCCCGCATCACATCCTTCAGTTCCGCCAGCGCCTGCTGGAACTGGAACGCCGCCGTGTCCGCCGTCACCCCGAACGCCTCGTCCAGCATGCCGGTGGTGTCCACCATCCCGGCGAAGATCTCCTCCGTGGCCTGCGCGTTGGAACCCATCAGGTCGAGGACACCGGACAGCGCCCGGATGTTCCCGAACACCTTGGAAATGGCATCGTCGTTCATGCCGAGGGTGCCGGTCAGCGTCTGAAGCACCGACAGAAGCCCGCGTTCCCGCAACTGCTCACGCAGCCCCTGCGCCGACAGGCCATACTTGGCAAGTTCGTCGTTGGCCTCTGCCGTGGGCTTCAGGATCGTGGCGAGAATCTGCCGCAACTGGGTCGCCGCCGTAGAAGCATCCGTACCCGTACGCGACATGGCTGCGAAAGCCGCACCCACCTGATCGAACGACACACCCATCGCGGACGCGACCGGCAGCACCATCCCCATCGACTGCGCGAGGTCCGCAGGCTCCAACTTTCCGTAACGGACCGCCGCCGTCAGCGTGTCCGTAGCCCGCGACGCCGACAGCACCGACGACCCGTAAGCGTTCGTCGCAGAAGTCACGAGGTCCGCAACAACAGCCGTCTCGCCCAGACCGATGGCCGACGCCTTCAGCGACGCCTCCAGCGTGTCGATGGCCTCCTGCCCGCGAAGACCGGCAGAGGTGATGAAGAACAGCGCCTCCGCCGCCTCCGTCGAAGACTTACCGAACTGCGGGCCGAGACGGGCGGCAGCCTCCTCCAGCGCCGCGATCTCATCGGCGGACACACCGACCAGACCCTCGATCTTGGCGAACGAAGTCTCGAAGTCCGCCGCCGTCTTCACCGCGTAACCGCCGATGGCAGCGAGCGGCATGGACACCCGGCGGGTCATCGTCTGACCGACCGAGGTCATCGTCCTGCCGACCAACTGCATCTGCGCGCCCAGAACCTTGATGCGCGCCGAGGTCGTGTCAGCCTGCTTCGCCAGCATCCGCAGGTCCGCGAACGACTTGCGGATGTTCTTCCCCGAATAGGTGACGCCGATGTTGATCTTCACGCTCATCGGCCAGCCTCCATCCGGGCTTGGAACTTCGCCTCGTAGTCACGAATGATACGGACGACCTTCGCCGGGGCGGACTTCTCGCCGCGCAGTTCATCCCACGCACGCCAGATCAGCCGCTTCCGCGAATACCCCGAGGTGCCACGCACATTCCGCACCATGTTCGTGTTCGACTTCCCCGACCCCATCAGTTCGTACACAGCACCGGCAGGTTCACGGTTGATGATGGAGAACGCACCCCGGAAGGCGTAGTTGCCCTGCATGATCGGACCGCCAGCGCCGACACCGATGCCCCGCTGCACCTTCCCGGTATCCCACCGGAGCCGGTCGTACTCCCACCGCTTTGACCCGGACCGGCCCTGCGCGGGCGAATAGGACGGGCGCGACCCCGGACGGTTCGGATACTGGTTCCACCGGGACAGCGGCAGACCGGCACGGCCCTGATACTGCGCCCCGGTAACCCCCGACCGTCCCGACGACCGGGATGCACGGCCCGCATACGACTTCGCCAACTCCGTGTACGGGCGCAGCACCCCCCGGACCTCGCCGCGCATCTCCTTCAGCAGATCTGGCGCGAACAGACGCATACGGCGGATGGTGTCGTTGACACCTTCGATGTAGACGCCGTCCCTAGCCACGCTTCCGACCCTGCTTCTTCCCACGGTCGGACAGCACCTTCAGCATCGCCCGAAACACTTCAGGCGGAGCATCCAGCAGGTCGTTGGGCGCGATCCCGGTCGCCACAGACATCTGGGCGACCAGCATCGTCATCCCTCCGGGGACAAAGGGTCCGCATCCGCCCCAACGACCTCAACCGACTCCACCGTGTCCAGCCAGCCGTCGAACGGCTTGACCGGCGGACCGCCAGCCTTCGCCGCGTCCGACGCGCACTTCCACGCCAGCCAGTAGAGATGCTCCATCTTCTGATCGGCAGCGAACGCCTTCGGCAGTCCGACCTTGAACTCGCGTTCGAACGCAACCTGCACCTTCGGGCCGACCGTGAAGTCGGACGACCCGGAGGTGGTGGTGACGCGCAGGTTTAGGCTAATCATCAGGCGGTCGCCCGAGTCACCGTGCCGCTCACCGGCCAAGTCACATCCGCCGTCAGGAGGTCACCGACGGTGCCGGACACCGGCGACCACTCCGTCAGGAGGACCGTGCCGGAATACTTGGGGTTCGTGCCGGACACCGAGGTGCCGTCGGCGTAGATGTCGAACGACGCGGTGCCGCCGACGAGCGGGGCGATGGTCGCGTCCACCGACGCGGCAGCGAAGTCCTGATGGAACGACAGGGTCAGCGACGAGTCCTCCAGCCCCGCGACACGGGTCCGGCCACCGTCACCGAAAGCGGTCGTCTCCACCTCATCGAAGGTCTGGTTGACCTCGACCTGCGCGACATGGTCCGACAGGTCAACCCCGCCCAGCACCACGCCCGCGTTCGTAAGCACGATGCGCGCCATTAGTTCTGCTCCTCCGGCTCGTCAGCCGGTGTCATCGGCACCGGGGGGACCGGCAGCCTCTTGGTCGTCTTGTCCGCAGCCGGGGACAGATGACCGCCCGCGACCAGCGCGTCAATGTTACACCCTGCGAGGTCGTCATCGGTCAGGACGCTGCCCGCATCCCACGCCAGACGATCCGAAATCACGGTCCACTTCATGCCACTACCTCCACATCGAACTCTGCGCCGAGGTACAGCACCTCGCCCACATTCACCGCAGCATAGTTCCGCATCTGCGTCACCCGAAGGGTGTCAACCACGCCGCCGAGGGTCCGGTCAGACTCCAACGCCGTCTTGATGGACCCCGACCCGGTGATGTAGGCGTCGAGGTTGTTCTGCGCCGCCCGGTCGTCCGCACGCGCCACCAGCAGGATGATCGTGAAGTAGAAACGGTCCGCGCCACGGACCATGTCGAGGTCGTAGTCGATGCGGTCCGGCATGACGATGGCCTGCGGCGGACGGGGCGCGTCGGGGACGGTCGCGGAGGTGCGGAGGCCGGAGATGGACCCCATCGCGGACGCGAGCGCCGTACGGATGTCCGAAACCGCCGCCATCAGATGTGGACCCGCCGGTAGGGCTGGAGCAGCATCTGCACATCCGGGTCGGCCTTGAACGACACGCGCATCGCGCCCATCTCACCGAACCCGGCCACACCGAGGGGGGAGTCGAACCGGGTGAACAGGCGTGCCGCCTGAATGATCGTCGCGGTCTTCACCGGGTTCGGAACCTCCGGCCAACCGAAGGTCGCCTCAACCCGGACCGTCGCACGCCCTTCCCACACCGGCCAGTAGCCGTCCTCTATGGGAACCAGCCGGGTGTAGGCCCAGTCGTTGTCGGACACCTGACGGTTCACCGGCTCCGGCTGATAATCGATGTCGCGGAGCGTCACCGAGTAGGACTGGTCGAGGTCTTCATCGATCTTGACGGACACGATAGAGGTCGCGTCATCGATGGGGAGTGCTTCCCACCTGCCGGACGGGACATAGTCGCGGGTGGCCGTGCCGGACGCCACCGTGAAGTCCCGCTGGCAATACTGGTCTACGAACCGGGACGCCGAGGTCAGCACCTGCTGAAGTGCCGTGTCGTCCACATTGTCTGTGATCCGCATCGCGGACTTCAGTTCGGACAGGGATGCGTAGTCAGCCATTCAGCGACCTCCGAAGCCGTCAGGATACACGGCGGCGCTTCCGCGACCCCAGCACGACCGCCTTCCGGTCACCACGCCTGCCTCGCCAGCCTCCCCCGGTCCGTCACCACCTGCCGTGCGCCGTCGAACGGGACGGTGAACTTCTCCTGATAGGGCGACCCGCCCCACTTGTCGAAGTAGTACCTGCTGTTATGAATGAAAGTGTCGTTATTGCGTGCGGCCAGCCGTGGGGAGGACCGGATCGTGGACGAGGTGTCGTGCGTCGCCCCCGACTCCAACTTGACATACGGAACCCCGGCCAGCCGCATCCGATGCTCGTAATCCTTGTCCTCGAAATACATCGGGTGAAAGTTCTCGTCGAACCAGCCGACTGCGTCCACGCAGGCGGTGTTCAG